CAACTTGGTATTATCCATAAAGAAAGAGCGAGAGGATTGAACTTTCTTGTGAAACTCTTTCTGTTCGATCGTACGAATCTCTGAGCCAGAATCCATGGCATCTCGAGCATAGCGAATAATGTCGCGGAAGATTATTCCCTTTCCGTTTCCAATATTGTAGATTGAGTTGAGTTCGCCTTTGTTGATAACCAGATCGATTGCTCTAGCGCAATCGCGAACATCAATATAATCACGATAAAAATAACCGCTATCATAGAGGTCGACTCGTTTGTTTTCAGAGAGTTCGCCCAATAGATATTGGACTGCGTTTTTCTTCGCAGAAACCTTTTTATCATTTGGACCAAGAACATTCGCCAACCTCAAAATGCGATAGTTTAAATTAAACGTCTCGCAGTATGACATGAGCAACTGCTCGGCGCATCTCTTTGTAATGGAATAGAATCCCTTCGGATCGCATAAATCAGTTTCTGAAATACCGATTGACCCCTCACCGAAGCCAGAGTCTCGACCATACACAAACCAACTTGAGATGAAATTAAAGCATCCAGGTTGTTTAGATGATTTTATATAGGCTTTGTAATTGTCAAGAACCTTTACAAGTATGGTTAAATTAGTATGTATATCCAGAGTAGGATCGACGTGTACATTATAATTGTCAACAGTGCTAATAAAATAAACAACGTCGGGAGAAAATACTCCGATATTTTCTCGATAATTTTTGAAATACCCATTTTTCGTTGTATTGCAGAATTGCGATCCGACGAATCCGTTTCCTCCGAAAACATTTAGCATACCCATTTTTGCATTACACTCTCATAGTAGGCAAACACTTCTTCACCATAATGCGGTGGGCATCCAACGAAGAATACGTTGCTCAATGCCTTGTTTGCGTTTGGATACTTCGAAGCATCGTCAAGATGCTTATAGCCAGGATGCAGCAGAATATTTCCAGCGAAGTAATTGCGAGTTTGAATCTTGTTTTCTTCGCAGAATGCTTGAAGTTTTTCCTTCAGTTCAGGTGTATCCGTAATCAGTGGTACGCCGAACCATGACGGATCAGCCAAGAGAAGATTCTCAGCAACACGAACGCCTGGAATATACTTCTCAAAGAGATGCTTGATGCGCGCAAAGTTCACACGACGCTTAACATCAATCTCGTCGATCTTTTTCAACTGCTCAATACCAATAGCGCCTTGCATATCAAGTGGCTTGAGATTGTATCCCATGTTCGTGAACAGATACTTGTGATCGATTATTCCATTATATCCTTCAAGCCATTTATCAAAGCGATTACCACATGTTCCGCAAGCCAATAGATTAGCAGCACCAACGCAACGGCAATCACGACCCCACCAGCTAATGCTACGAGCGGTGTTGATGAGGTTTTCGTCATTTGAGCAAACCATGCCGCCTTCGCCCGTTGAAATGTGGTGAGCAGGATAGAAAGATGTTGTCCACGCATAGTAATAATCCGTCAGCAGTTTGCCATCCCACTTTGTGCCGAGTGAATCACAGTTGTCACCAATCAAACGAATGCCATGTTTCTCGCACATAGCCTTGATTCGGTCCATATCTGGCGGATTGCCAAGAACTGGTGAGACAAAAATGGCAACGGTCTTATCGGTGATCCACTTTTCAACATGATCAAGATCAAAGTTGAGTGTCTTCATTTCAATATCAACAAAGACTGGCACAAGCCCATTTTGAACCAACGGAGCAATTGTAGTTGGGAAGCCTACTGGTGAAACGATAACTTGATCACCATCTTTCCAACCCAAGTGCTTCTTGAGAGCAGCAACCATTGTCAAGTTGGCTGATGAACCAGAGTTGACCATGTGACAATGCTTTACATTGAACTTATGTCCAAACGCCCACTGAAACTTGGCAACTTGCTCACCAGAAACGAGCCATTTACCTGTTAGGAATGCAGTAACACCAGCAATGACTTCTTTCTCGTCCCAATATGGACCAGAATAAAAAACAGTATCCTTGCCAGGAGTAAACTCTTTGCAATTATATGCGTACTTCGGTGTACCAACAGCCGCAACCAACTCTTCAATCATTTGCTTCACGTCACTCATTATTTCACCCTCAAAATTTGAGACAAGTATTTACCATAATCCGATTTACTATATTTCTCAGCAGCACGACGAACCTGATGTTCTGTAATCCAAGAATTCTTATAAGCAATTTCTTCTGGGCATGCAATCATCATACCAGTTCTACGTTGTACTGATCCAACAAACACAGAGGCTTCTGCAAGAGATTCAAACGTTCCAGTATCAATCCAAGCAATACCACGATTTAGATATTCAATTTTGCAATCATGATCCTGCATGTAAAGATTGTTAATATCTGTAATCTCTAGTTCGCCTCTTGCTGAAGGAACTATCCTCCAAGCATATTCTACTACTTTATTGTCGTAAAAGTAAAGCCCAGTGACCGCATAATTGGTTGGTGCAAATTTAGGCTTCTCGATAATTCTTACAGGCTCATCATTATCGTCCAATTCAATTACACCAAATCTTTCTGGATCAGCAACGTGATATGCAAACAATGTTGCACCAGAGTTATTCCAAGCAGCATGATTGAAACGATTGATTAATTCATTACCGTAGAAAATATTATCACCAAGAATAAGAGTCACATCATCTCTACCGATCCATTTCTCGGCAATACGAAAACATTCAGCGATGCCTTTAGGTTCAAGTTGAGTTGCGTATGTAATATTAAGACCCCATTGCGAACCATCACCAATTAAATTCTCAAATGGTGCGCGATCAGCAGGGGAGGTGATAATCATAATATCACGAATGCCAGCCATCATTAATGTAGAAATTGGATAATATACAAGCGGCTTATCATATACAGGAAGCAATTGTTTTGAAATCACCTTTGTGCATGGATAAAGTCTTGTTCCTAATCCTCCTGATAAAATAATTCCCTTACGCATTATAATACTCCAATGTTTTAATTAAGCCTTCATTAATATTAGTTTTTGCTTGCCAGCCCAAGTCATAAGCAATTTTAGTCGCATCCATGGCGTATCTGAAATCATGACCCTTACGATCAGGTACAAAATTAATCCAGTTCTGATACATGTGAACTGGCTTACCCATCAAATCAAGAATGAGTGTAACCATATCTAGATTACTCATCTCGACGCCGCCGCCGATATTGTATCGCTCGCCAAATTTAAAGTTTTGACCAATAGTTAGTAATGCTTCGCAATGATCTTCAACAAACAACCAGTCACGAATATTCTGACCTGTGCCATAAACAGGGATTGGAGTATTGTTCTTAATGTGACGAATGACTGTCGGGATGAACTTTTCTGAATGTTGTCGCGGACCGTAGTTATTTGAACAATTAGTCACAACTGCATCAAGCCCATGCGTGTTGACATAAGCACGAACTAAATGGTCACTGGCTGCTTTGCTTGCAGAGTATGGATTGCGAGGATCGTATGGAGTGCTTTCAGTAAACCCTGGATCATCATGACCCAAACTTCCGTACACTTCGTCAGTAGAAACGTGGACTAATTTCCCACCGTATTTGCGAATACACTTGAGAATGTTGTGGGTTCCATTAATATTTGTATCCAAGAAAATATCGTCGCCACGAATGGAATTATCCACATGAGATTCAGCAGCAAAATGGAAAGTAATATGCGGCTCGTGATCATGATACAAACTCTCCAAATGCCCGAAATTGCGAATGTCGCAACGCTTGAGTTTGAGTCGCCAATCGTTCCAATAACCTTCTAAATTGCTTTCGTTTGCAGCATAAGAGTTATTGTCGATGATAATGATCTCATCTTCAGGATACTTCTTCAGATGAGAGATTACAAAATTAGAACCAATAAATCCCAAACCACCAGTCACAAATGTAGTCATAAAGCCTCAATTAAATTTGCACGCCCATTCTATCTGCGGCTCTTGTGTAGCCATTTTTTGTACGCAAGAATGCTTTTTTACCACTCTTGATTTTCTTAATATCACTTGATATAATTACATCCCACTCACTTACACCATTTATTGTTATATCAAACTTAACATAAATGACCGCACCTTCAATAGCATCAGCAAAGATCGAATTAATATCTAGTCCACCAGAAACGCTTTGGTCTCGTATGAATTTTTCGCATTCATACATTACCTCATTTAATGTTGGTTTCTTTTTAGATTTCAGATAATCATTTTTACTTATAAAGGATGCTACGCTTGATAAATTAAAACTGCGTTCATCTTCTCCAACTGTGCTTTCTTTAATTAAACTTGGACTCATAAATCCAACTGCCTTCAGTGGACCAATAAGTGTACTATTCTCAGAAAGAATCTTTAGCACATTATATTCTTTTGTCTTTTTCCATTTCTTCACTTTGGCGGGATCTTTTTCTAAAAGATCTAAGATGTCTTTTGGCTTAACAACGTTCGTTGTCTCACCAGATTTGGCAGAAATGATATACTTTTTAGATCCCTCATATATCGCGTAATCCATTAATGGTTCATTTGGTCGAAGTGGAACTTCAACAGTCATTCTATCTGAAATGCGAATATTTTTAGGTTTAAACAAATGCAGGTAATGTACTGCAATTGGACCAATCACCTCACCAAAATCTTTCTTAATATCATTTAACGGCAGATTAGATTCAACTTTTTTATACACTGAACTAATCTGCTGATCTTTTATTTTACCCATTGAATGGTCAACAAGAGCATTTAGATAAGTCTTAATATCAACAGATAAGTCTTTTCTCTCACCAATATTATCTTTAATTAATTTTGCATATTTTACAATTGGATATTTGATCTTGTCTGAAACTCCAAATGCTTGCGGTTTCAGACTTGCAGCACCAGAAGATTTAACTCCAGGTTTAGCAATATTATCAAAGGGAACTCTGACTAAAACATATGAGTTCCCTTTCTTTGTTCTTACGATTGCTTTACTATCATACGCGGTTGCCTTCATATAGACAACTTCTGCGCCATTTGAGAGTTTATAACTTAACTTTGCTTTTGTTTGAACATCAAATACTTCAGAGTCCTTTTTCAAGCGCGTTTCAATGTCGCCCTTTCCTCTAAAATATTTTTGCCACGCTGCAGCACCACTAGTTGCCATTGTTCTTATAAACCTTTTTAAGAAACTTTTTCCAGATCTTTGGATCTTGATTTCGAAATGTTCTACGATACATAAAGATGGCTTCACATTCTCTCCAGCCAATCTTATGTGCCTTTCTCAATTTATTTATGTCTAGTTTCTCAGCCTGAGTTTCATATGCATGAGCATCTAACTCATCTGGATTCCCATAGTACATCGCTTCCATTTTATTTTGTTTCGGTTTCGGTTCATAAGGCTTCTGCAAAAGAAACGGTCTTTGTTTCTGTTGATGCTTATGGCGATATTCATGGTGGATGGCTCGAATGATCTTCACAGCCAGATTTTTTGCGCCCTTTTCAGTTATGATGGCTTTTTTGAAATCTTTTGGGAAATTCAATTGAATGTAGATGTGTTCTGAAATTATATCTGAGATTTTATTGCAGTAATGACCATTAACAATCACGTTATGATCGTCATAATATTCTGAATCAAATCGCTCAGATGAAAAGCAAACAATATAAGGTTTGAATGCTTTGTTTAATTGGCGAATGATGGTAGGTATATGCTTTGCTCCGACCCAATTTTTAGCAAGAGCATACACTTTCTTCTCGATTTTTTGTAGTTTCATTACACTTTCAGATTCTTGAACTTGTCTGTACTACGACCACGATCAAAGACTGGCTTTGATTCGTTTTCCTGCATCACAGCATCTTGGGCTTTCTGCTCAAGATCATAAAGTTTCATCTTTGCGCGATCAATGCCAACCGTGAATCTCTTATGAAGATTCGGATCATTATAACGATTCTTCAACTGTTTCACAAGGATCTGATTCAACTGTTGTAGTTCTTCAGTGCTTACCAACGCAAACATAAAGTCAGCAGTGGCTGGCAAACCAAACGACTCAGAAGTATCTTCAAGTCCAGGATCAGAGTTACTAAATCCTGAGCGAGTTGTCTGAGTAGCTGAAACAATAGGTACGTTGTTCTCAACCGCGAGTCCACGAAGTTCCTCAGCGATCGCTTTAATGTATGTGTACGAGTTGACATTCGCACCTGCCTTAATTCTCGAAGATGCACAAATATTTAGATAGTCGATGAAAATAATATCTGGGCGGAAGTTCTTCTTCAATGCAAGATCGTTAATCAATGCGCGGAAGTGTGCAGGATTGGCAGAGGCAGTTGGATATTCTTTAATAATCAATTTGCCCTTGACCCTTTCCTTCAATTTACCCATGCGCTTCTCATACATGTCTTTCGGCATGTTCATGAGATCGTCAAGAGAGACGTTGAGAAGATTCGCATCAATACGTTCAGCGATCTTCTCTTCAGCCATTTCTAGAGTAATGTAGAGGACATTATAGTTTTGGACCAAGCAACTAGCAGCCACATGGCACATGAAAAGAGACTTGCCGACGCCAGTACCTGCAAGAGCAATGTTAAGGGTCTTTTGCGGCAATCCACCTTTAGTGATCTTGTTGAAATACTCAAGATCGAAGGGGATGCGTTTTTCGATGCGATGATAGAAATCATACCGATCAGCGTAATTATCCAAAAAGTCGTGACCAATATGAGGATCGAAACTAACCCCCAGAGCATCAGACAAAAGAGTAGGAATGCTTCCTTTGCCCCTCGCTGTATCTTTGCCATCAAGTATCTGAATGCTGTCCATGATAGCATTATAGATTGCTTTTTCTTGGCAAAACTTTTCTGTAGTGTCAAGAAGCCACTCGAGTTTTTGCTCTGATTTGTCATTCGAGATTTCCTTTAGAAGTTCGAGTGACTTATTTAACTCAACCTCAGTGAGTTTAGTCGACTCCTGAAGAGCAATCTCCATCGCTGCAATCGGTGGAAGACTGTTGTACTTCAGAATGAACTCTTTTATTTCCTCGAATACTTTTCTTTCGTGGCTTTCGGTCAGATACTCCTTCTTCAAGAACGGGAGTGACTTCCTCATGAATGCCTCGTTCCGAATCAGATTCGACAAGATCAAGTTTTCCGTTTTCATTCGATTCCTTTTCGTAGTTCTCAATAGCCGAATATAGTATATTACGCATCACGTTAGAAGTAAAGCGCACAAAACTATTAGACTTCACATCACAATTATTCAGATTGGAGATAATGTCATAATCAAATGTCAATTGACCATCATCTCCAACTTTCACGTTATTAAACTCGATAATAACACCATCATATTTCTTAAGATACTTGATTGCAAATGATCCAGGGTCACCATTCAAATCTAAGAAAAATGTATAATGCTTGTCGAGTTGTATGAACTTTCGAGCATACCAAAATTCAAGTTTAGCAACAAGATTTATCAATTTACTCATCATCTGCTTCAACTTCCGCTGTTAGATTTCCAGCAACAGCTGAACTAAATTGATAGTTTGTGCGAATCCATTCTTTGAATTTATCATCACCAAGAATACTATCCCAGAACTCTGCGCATTCAGTATCAGCCAAACGCCATTTCTTACTATCAACTTCGCCAGTAGCAGTATTCACCTTTGCATACCAACCAACATTTGGTTTGGTTACATGCCCCGATTCAAGAGCCATATCAAGCAGACCAGAATATTTGCTGATACCACCATCGAAACGAACAGTCACTGGAATCTTGGCTTTCTCACGAACATAGCGAGACTTCTCAACATTGATAATAAAATTGTAACCAATTAAATCAGTTCCATCCTTTTCCTGCTGCCGACCAAGGATGTAAATGTTATCAGCAGAGTAATAAGAGCCTGTTCCGCCACCGACAATATCCTTGGGATACAGACCGATTTCTTTATAGGTGTGATTTACTACGACCATAGGAATGTCCTTCAGGGTGAGGTGTGGTGTCACCATACGGAACAGGGATTTAATTTGCTTTGCTCGACTCATGTCAGCAACTGACTTACCATCCATCGCATCCTCAACTTCTTTCTTCGAAGCCAAGTTGCCAATTGAGTCAATAACAATCATCACGCGCTCGCCGCGCTCAATGTTGCTCAACTGTTGCATAATATCAAACTTCAACTGTTCAACGTCAGTAATTGGAGTATGTACAACACGCTCCATGTCGATGCCGAAAGAAGTGAAGTAATTTTGCGGAGTACCAAACTCCGAGTCGTAGAACAGAACAACTGATTCAGGATACTTTACTTGATATGCTTTCGCCATCAAAAGACTAAATGCA